AGTGATTTTTTGCGTGACAACTGCCTCGACTTTATCATCTTTACCCATATAAATATTTAACACAACGTGAATAACAAACGAAAGCGGTTGATTCAGGATGTGAAAAAGCATCCTTTTTATTATAAATTGTGCGAAGCATGTGATAATGTGAATGCAAAAGATAGTCCAATTTGCATTTTTTGTGGAAATTATCGTTTCAATGACAGTATTGTGGCAGTTAGCAAAAAAGCAGATGCTATGTTGACACAGGAAGAGGATACTTTAAATTTATCTGAATATGAGTAAGGAAAAAAGCACCAAACTAAACACTGTTCAAAATGGTAAAGGTGATAAACCCAGAAACATCAGCAAAAAGTTCTGGGAAAATTATGACCTGATTCGTTGGAACAAGAAAAAGAAAAAGTAATTAGTTTGCCGGAGGAACTGGCCATTCTACTTTTGTAGGATCGTCTTTATACTTTTGAGGAAGTTCCCGCAAGGCTTGACGATAATTTTCCCAATCCTTTTTATTTGCTAATTGAACATCACTAAATTGTGTCCAATCACATTTTGTAAGACGAATACCTCTTTCTGCTCGGATTTCTTCCCACAAATCATTTAAATAAACAGGTTCTTGAGTTACATTAACAACAATTCCTTTTCCAGAACCAACCATTTGATTGATATGATCCTGCCATCCTTGATGGCTTTTTTGCATGATGGGATATCCCGGTTCGGGGGTCACCCAATATTTTCCACAGTCTACAAATTTTATCATAATTATATTTAGGTTGTAACTTCCATTAAAGTTATGGATGATGGTTGGTCACATACAGATACATTGGAATAATTTCCGTAAATTCCATAAACATGAGGACCTGCACTTCCAGGTGTATCCAAATAATTTATATTACAATAGTTAGCCCAAAGTGTAGCAGATCCTTGTGCACCTACTTTTAAACCATAAGTATCTGGATACATTCCATGTATTCTAGTGCTTCCTCTTTTGATGTATATGTTTCCTCCAACTGAATTTTGGTATGCATAACCAACACTCACATGAACATTTGCCAATACTAGAATTTTATTATTTGGATTGATTAAGGTTATTCGTGCAGATAATCCACTAAAAGTATCTGTTGCTAATGTGATAGAACCAGAAACTGTATTTGATACTGTTTGAACAACAGTTCCAGGTGTTATTGGAGTTACTACTACGGCGCTTATTGCAGCAATGTTTGTTTTTTTATTGCTGTTTGATGCTGCATCATAAAGCAAAACTTGATCATTTGATGCAGGTGTGGCTTTTAAAGGAAGATCTTGAACATTTGCACTTATTGTCAACAAAGTTGAAGAGGCATTAAGACTGATTCCTGCTGTAGCAGAAGCATTCGGAAATAATGAAAGGGTTGTTGCTTTACTCATTTCTTTTCCTCTACACTAACAATACCCCGAAGAAACAACGTACCAGAAGCAGGATCTATCCATTGAGCTTCTTTCATAACATTTTTTCCAACCTGACGTTCCACAATAATAGGTCTTGTCAATTGTCCTGAAATAGGACTGACTTGGGGCTTGGGTTGAACAAAAGGAACATTCTTAATCATATCTATATTTATTATTTATTTAATGTTTTTATACTGCAATTCACAAACTTTAAACACTTTACTTGGAAGATTTTGAATAAAATCCATTATTTTACAATTAATTCCAATATCAACTTTTCCTAAAGGCGCATTTCTTTTAATAAGATTAGGTAAACTTAAAAAACGATATTCATTATCATCACTGTCTATAACCACCCAAAATTCACCTGCATATTTGCCTTTTAATATTGCAAAAAATGCACCTTTTTTATAAGTTTTAAACCTTATCTTTTTGAATAGATTTGACAGCATGACTAAATCCTTTGATATTTTCCTTCAAATCCTCGATAACATTTTTAGGCATATAACCCAGACTTTCAATTTTCATGGGCGAAAGCATGCAATTGCTTCGGTTAACTTTGAAATTCATCTCTTCATAGCTTAGAATTTTCCAATTTTTGTTTTCTAATCCTTCTTCTCGCATCAATTGAATAACGTCTTCACCACGAATACTATCATTATTCACCACATTATAAACACCATATCGGGGCTTTTCTTTCAAATTGATAAAGAAGTCTGTGAATTCACTCAAAAGGTTCATACTGGTGATACTGTTTTTCATGCTGATCAAGTTGTCATATTTCAAAAGTTTATAAAGATAGTTTTTACTTGCATAACTGTCATTGTAAGGAATACGAATACGAAAGGTGTAAACAGGATAATCTTCCAGTTTTTCTTCACAGAGATGTTTGGTTTTGCTGTAAAAGCTGCTGCGATTGCTGAAAATTCCAAAATTAGGCATATCATATTCACTATAAATTTTATCCTGGCTGTCGTAAATGCATCCGCTTCCTACATTAATAAAAGGTATTTCCATTTCTTTGCATATGTTAGCAATACGAACAGGAACAACCACATTCCAAAAATAACAATCCTGCCAATTGGTTTCACAACCTTCCACGTTTGGTGATCCGGTATAACCTGCTGCATTGATCAAATAATCTGGCTTACCTTTTTCCAGATATTCCCGGAGTTTTTCTGGTTGTGTATAATCCAAGAATTCACGGCGAACCATGTCCACGGTTTTTACATTACCCAAACTTTTCAGTTTGGCTGCCATATTTTTTCCTACAAATCCTCCTCCGAGGATAAGAGCATTATTAATCATCGTTGTTTTTTGGTTTGATATTGTTTTGTGACTGATAAAAGAAACGATTGATTGCTGCGCTTAATGCATCCGCATCTTTTTGATCTTTTGCATGGATGAAATTCACCTGACTATTTGCCATGTCATATCCGATAATAATAAAACAATCCAGATATTCGCTGATGATGCTGTCCAGATGTGTAAGATCAGCAGATCTTTCTGTTTTTAAATTAATCTTTTGTTGCAGATAATTGTGCAACGTGCTTTTGATCAATCCTTCGATATTCTCTGCCGATACTGATTTTGTCGGCTGTTTTGCAGAAAGAGAATTAGACGAGGTTGAGTTCTTGTTGTTTTTCTTCCGAGGGCTTTTCACTTGAACTATTTACCATCTTTTTGAAAAATCTACTATTTTTAGCATTATTGCCAATGTTCTTTTCAAGAAGCAAAAGAATCACACTTTCAATGCTGTCTGTTCTCAGGCTGAAGTTCTTCACAAAACGAATTCCGCCATCATTTATTTCAAACATGATATCTCCGTTGAAATCCTTGTTCTGATAACAGGTGATAAAAATACTGCTGTTGGAAGGATCAACAATGATGGTCCAAAGACGAGGATCTGTTTTTGCATATTCCTGGAACAGTTTCCATACAATGAATCCGTTGTCACGGAGACGCTTGATGAAATAACTGGGTGTACGAACTTTGTTTTTGCTTATTCTTTTTTTGTTTGATGTATTCATTTGATTAGGCATGGTATGACATAAGACATTTTGATTCCATCATTTTCATATATTAGATTTACTAGGCTGCTTGCTTTATGGAAGCGAAATTGTAATTTTTCCATCTTATTTGCCAAAATAATTCTTAAGGGTTCCAGCGGAAGAATAAAATCCAAACCACCATCCACAGATGCGATGTTCTCAATAGTACGGGTAAATCCATCACACTGATTTTTTGTTTTGTCTGAAAGTTCAATCTTTAGGGTATTATTTGCAAAAACAAAATATAATTTATTTAAATCTGGATATATTCCACTCGCCTTAATTATTTCAAAAAAAACATCAGTATTTAAAACAATATCCAAATTAAAAGGAAGGGCATTTATTTTTTCAAAACTTAAACGGGGTTTTGGCACAACCTTGGTATCATACATTTGCATTGTAAAATGATTTGTTGTGTCCTTGTATGAGAGATAATTCTGATCCAGTTTAAAACTGACCACATCTTTTTGCACAAAATCAAGAGTTTTAATGAATCTAGAAAGATCAATAAATGCCAGTTCTTTCTGATCTTTAATATCAGTATCAATACTGGATGATGCTTCCAGAAAAAGTGAACCATCCGGATAACTGCTTTTTGCCTGAACTTTGTCTGGTTCTATTTTAAGAACACACTTCGGATTCAGTTTCAGAAGCGGTTCAAGAAAATATCGACAAAATTTGTTCTTATTTTCTATCGTGAACCGATTCATTTAATATATTCTTAATATTGGTTAAAGCTGATATAATCTTATCAAACTCAGGAATCAGTTTAGGTCCATTTGTAAAATGAATGACTTGTTGAATTGTTTCTTGAACAGGAACTGGTGCCGAAACATTCAATCCTGCATTTACTACATTGACAGCAGGAGCCGCCGGAACTGTAGCTTGAGGAATAACTGGTGCCTGTGGTTGTTGAATTACAGGAGGTGTAGAATTAAAAGGTTCTGTTGGCAATAAACTCATGCCTTGGTCAGAATTTACCCTAAAAACATTCTTAGGATCTGTTTTTAAAGCCTTTAAACTACTTCCTCCTACATTATGCTTGTCTATTTCATTTAATTGAGCAAGTGTATTACCCAAAAAATTATAAACAATATTAGCTATTTGTGGATCTTGAATGTGGCTCATTCAGATGTTTCCAGACCTTCAAGAAGATCCTTGATCAAATCTTCCTCTTTATCATCGGCTTTTTTACCACCAATGCTGGATTTCAATTGTGTTTTCTGCTCCACAAGATCGCTGCTCTTTTCAGCAGCAACCGCCTTTTTAGATGAAGGAGGAGTTACAGAAACGTTACAGAAGAAATGTTCTTCCAAAAGTTTCTGAAGCTCATCTTGTGTTTTCTTTTGATAAACACTTTCCAAGTCAAAACCACTTTCATAGATTTTTTCTTGAGCCTTTTCATCCAATCCTTCAATTTCTTTTGGAGAGGTGAATCTGCTGCTACTATAATTCGGGAAATCACCCTGCTTTTCCACTTTGATCTTTAGATTGCAACCTTTTTCAGAAAGATCAAAAATTTTGTCACCAAAATCTTCACTTTCTTCACCGGACATTGCATCCATAACGATCTTATGAAGCTGTTTGCCAAACTTCAAAATCATTACTTTTCCGTTGTTGCTTTTGTTAATAGGATCATCAACAACCAAAACATTTGCAAGCCATCTTTCAGTACGCTTGATTTCTGCTCCCTTTACCTTGTCAGCATCATTATTGCTCTTGTAAAGAAGCTTATAACGGGTTTGGCCAATAGGATCAACTTCGCCCCATGTAGTCGGAGAAAGGGCACTGACATATTGACCTGTTGCGAAACTGGTCCAACCATGTTGAACATGATGAAAGAATGTCTTTTTGGCATCCTTCAAATTAGGAATCAAACGAACACTATATGTGTTTCCTGGTTCCAGTTTCAGAATATTTTTATATAGTCCGCTGTTATTTTCACCCTTCTTTGTAAGGGATTCCTTCAGCGTTTCAAACATAGATGATGTGAATTTACTCATGAACTTATCTTAACATACAAATTAAGATGTCAACTCAGAATCTTTTTATTTAAAATACTTTTTACCAAAATTCTGGCATTTTGGCTAGTAAGAAACTTTTTATTATATAATTCATAATTTTCATACATGTATGG